GTTGGATGTAATCAACAGGTTAGCAGCCGACGCCGCTCCTTCCGCCAGCACAAGCGCGTTGGTGTAGTCCGCATCCGTTTCCCGTACCAGATTCCACTTGAGGATGTCGCCCCAGGTGATCCACGCCTGCGCAGGCCCCGCCAGCAAAACCACCGCCAGCAAAACCACAACCCTGAATCCTGAACTATTAACTCTGAGCCTTTTCATTAATCATCTCCAAACAGCGCGGCCAAGCCCGCACCATCGACGCCAGGCGCCGCAAAAACCGGATGCACATTTAAAATTTCAGCTCCACCGCTGGTGGACTGCTTCATGCAATTCCAGACCGCCTCTGTCGGCTCCGCGCCTGGATAGCTCTCCGCGATATAGGTTACAGCGCCAACAACCAGAGAAATGGTTTCCAGGTTCCGACGCTTTTTCACTTCATTTAGTTTACTTGCCATCTGATTTCTCCTCTGTATGGGCGGGCTTCACCCCGGCCCTATAATCCCTTCGACTTCTTCAGTTTAAACAAAATGGTATTGGCCTTAGACTCCTTGAGCCCGGCGGCATCAAACTTGCGCTCATCAAACAGATGCGCTGACCCAGCCCGGGCCTTCAAATACGGCACAAACTCCGCAGGCAAAACCACCTCTTCCCAATAGCTGCCGTCGTCGGACTCCGGATCGTTGCCGGTGTTATCGTCGTCCACACTGATCCAGCTCTTGCCGAGCGTGGCGGTGTAGCAAAGATCATCGACGGAATAGGTTGTGCCGGCAGCATAGGCCGTGCGACTGAATACCGGCGGGTAGGGCCGTAAGCGCGCCCAGACAGTGCCCGAGCGGTCAAACACCCGGTAGCCAGCGGGTCCTTGCTCAAACCAGAGGTGGCCCTTCCGCGCAATAGCCTCCGCTTCGGTGGCAAAGATCCCCTCAATTGCATCGATGTCGGTTTTGCCAGTTGCGCTCCAGGGCAGCACGTTGTCATCATTCAGCGTCCGTTCCTCAATCACCAGCAGCTCCGGCCAAAAGGCGTAGTGCCCCGCCTCAACCAGCGCATCATTCACATAACCCACCTGACGATTCCCGGCCGCCGTTCCGACTACAAAATCCAGCGGATCCTTTCCAATGCTCGGAAGATACATCGTCTCAAAGAAGCTCTTAAAATTCACCGTTCTCACGTTGCCACCTCCTCGCGGCCAACGTCGGCCCGATCTGTCTCTTCAAATGTTTTTCGCCCAGTTTCGGCGTTCTTGCGTTGCTGGGTCTGCCCCCCGAGATATTTGAACTGATCCTGAATGATTTGAGCTGAAACAGGAGACATCGGCGGGAAGGCGGCGGGGTTCTGCTGGCGTAGCGCCATCTCCTCCTGTAGCGTTTTCAGGCGAACGGGGAAGTTTTGCGCCCGATTGTCCTCGGGGCGGTGCGGAACTATGCCGTTGAGCATCAGCGCAAGATTCTTCTTCTCGTCTTCGCTCTCTGCGGCGTTCGCGGTTTCCAAACTCCGGACCGACTCATCAGCCAGATTTGCATCGAGCCGTTCCAAAATGCGCACGGCAATCGCGGAGCCGTCGATCCGTTTGTCGTCGTCGAGGTTGCGGACATATTTAAAGACGGTCTCCGCCATCTTGAGCAGGTAGTCGCCGTTGAGATCGCGCGCATCGAAGGTGAGAGAAATATTGTAGCGGCCCTGAATCTGCTGGCGGCTCTTTTCCTGAATGTCTTCCACGTTGCGGCCGGTGATCTGCGAGATGACCTCCGGCTCCATAAACTGGTCGATCAGCTGCAAACTCATCATAAAGGCCTCAACAAACACACCGAGGAACGTATCGATCCGCGCCTGGCTGAAGAGCTGAATGAAGATCTCGTTGGTGTCTTCATAAGGAATGCCAAAGTATTCGCCGATCGCGCGGCGCGTCCGCTGGTAGTGGTCTTTGTTCGCGGCTGGATACGGCGGCGTTTCCATGTATCCCAGCGCATTGCCTTCGCGGGGGCCAACTTCCATTTGTCCGCATGGCGCGCGTGAATAGCTTCCGGCGGGCGCACCCTTCGGAATCTTCATGATCGGATTCGTCGCAATCTGCACATGATCCTCAAAGGAGTCGTCGAGCAGCTTAATCGAGCTTTGCTTCGAGCGGAGAATTTCCGACACGCTACGGCCATCGGCCACGGCGGCGGAAAGCGTTTCGCGGGAGCTATGGATGCAGGGGTAGTTTCCGTGCCAACGGTCGAACAAGTGGCGGTCGGTGGCGGGCTCGTCTACAAAATACGAAACGGTCTGCCAGTAGATGCCGGGGATCCCGTCGTCATTCACGGCGCGGGCGTACACATGCAAAACTTCATACAGGTCATCACTGCCCGTCATACCCGAGTCGGTTCCCTCAGAAATCGCGCCATATCGATCCAAGTCGTCAGAAAACGCGCTCTTGCCTTTTCCGGATTCGAGCAGAGCCGTTACAAACGTCTGGCTCCACTCATATTTTGCGGCATCCTCGCGCACCTGTGCGGCGGTCAGGCGGTCGCGCTTAATGATCCAAGGGCTTTTCTGCAGGTCGGTCACGTAGCGCGGATAAAATACATCTTCGAACTGACGCAGTGCAGTCAGATCCGGCATGGCACTCTTCACGCGTGGAAGCGGAAACTCCGCCTGTCCGTCCGCATAGAGCTGCTTCACCATCTTATTGATCCGCACTGGCTTCAACTGCGGGAAGTGCGCCTTGAGAAGCATTCGCAAATCAATCGCCCGCTCGGGGTTGGTCAGCGTATCAATTAAAATCTGCCCCTCTTCCTCGGTCGGCTCATCGGGCATCACCTCAACAATTTTGGCAAGAAACTCCTCGACGGCAAGGGTCTCCATCGTGACTTCCATCTCCTCGCACCAATCGACCCAAAGAATCGCACCGGCGGGAGAGTCCCCATAGGTATAGTTGCCCAGCAACTCCACTTGTCGTTTAAATTTTTGGCCCCATTGGTTCTTCACCAGCCACTTAATTAGCGTGGAGTTGTAGCCTCCCGCCTTGCCGTCCGTGCTCTCCATGCCCAAATCGCGCGGTACAGCACGCAAAACAGCTGTCTTCAGCTCGGCAACAATAAAATTGATCACTCCATCGACCGTGAAGGGTTGGGTGTCAGAAGCACCCTCAAACGGCACAGGCGCGCGGTCGAGATATTCCGCGCGCTTGCGGCCATCCGGGCTTTGCCCGGTCCAGCGGCACAGCCGTGTATTCAGGTTATCTGCCCGAACCGCCTGCACATGGTCTGCAATGTCGCTACGAACCTCATCAATCGCAGCCTTCACCGCCAAAACATGATCAGCGGTCGCCTTCTCGCGCCCGCCATCCGCCTTCACAAAATCAAGTCTCGGGGTGTCATCGGTCATGGCAGGCTCCTCTTAAATTTTTTCCAACCCTTGAGCATTGAGCATTGAACATTGAGCATTGAGCATTGAGCATTGAACATTGAGCATTGAACATTGAGCATTGATCAGCCCCCCACCAGTTTCCGCGCATTCTCCAGCGTCTTTTGGCAAATGCCGCGTCCGCCGCCGCTACCCATGTCGCCGATCTCAGGATGCTCTTTGCTCATCTCGGCACAAAAATCTTTGTTGTCCCACGGGTTATGTTCCTTCACACCAAGGCGCTTGCCCTGCGCGATCCCGCTGTGGAACAAAACGGGATCAATGCTACCCACGCGACTCCCGCGCCGAATGCCGCTCTCGGCAATCTTCTTCTGTCGGCCTGCGGCCGCATCGAGCAGTTTTTGGGCGGGGGTGGCGCTCATAGGTTTCCAGTTTCCCGTTTTAGGTTTCCCCAGCTGCCGGACCCTCGGGACGCGGCAGCTGGGGCGGTGGGTGGAGGTTATTGGATCAGGAAATAAAATTTCATCTTCCCGGTGGTCATTGCAGACAGCGCCTGCGCTGAATCGGGCGTAAAGATCACGTCGATCGTATCCGCCGCCGTATAAACCTTCTTGCCGAGCGTGGTGGACGAATAGACCTGGCCGAACTTCTTCCAGATCTCCGTGCCGTCGCTCGCGCCTTCCATCGACGCCAGGTACAAATCTGCATCCGTCCCGTCGCCAACCGTCACCGCGCAACTGGTCACATTCGTGGCCGCCGTCTCAAAGGCCGTAACCAGCACCGCCTTCGTCAGCAGCACCGCCGCTTTGTCCGGAATAGACACCGTAAGCGTCTGCGCCGTGTTGGCCGTGGTTTCGGTCAGGTCGTCGGTGTCCACAATCAACACACGGTTGGCTCCGCCATTCGCGGTAGATTCCAGTGCATCAAGCGGTCGCCACTCGGCGGCCTGTGCAAACAATGCGGCCATCAGTACCGCGGCCATCAGAATAATTTTCTTCATCTTCTTCTCCATTTAACATTTCAAGGAAACGACCGCTGAAAGCCGGTACCAATCGGCAATCAGCAATCATCAATCGTCAATTAAGACGACGGCGCAACCATGCACTGACCGGCAGGAACACCACAGACCAACGCGGGCGTTGCGTGGTAATAGCCGGACTTGCCGCCGCCATCGTTACCCAGCGTGTCGCTGTTGATCTTGTCCAGGAACCGAACCGCCCAGCGGCTCATGTCGAGGAAGTATCCCCCGCCATTACTGATCGTGGCGGTACGAGCCCCCGCAACGCGGTCGCGGAACAGGTGGTAGCTCTGGTGAGCGCGTACCATTCCAGCATCGAATTTGAACACATCAATCGTGTTCAGGAATTCGCCATCCGCGGCGCTTGAGTTGAACACGCGCAGGGCCGCGTTCGTGGTGGTCGCATTCGGGTCGTGTGCACCCCAATCGCTCATCTTCGCTTTCAGCGCCGGGCCAACAAATGCGTCGAGCGTCACCGCGCTGTCGCGCAGAATCGCTGCCGCTTGCAGCATAGTGGTCAGGTCGGATTCATCGAAGTCCGCCAACGCACCCGAATAGATGCAGTCGGTGGTTACGCGCAGATCAGCCGCAATCGGGAACGAGGCATTATGGCCAGAGGCCGCAAGCCAGGAACCGACGCCGCGTAGGCGGTTCGGGGTTTCCCCGTCTTCTTCGGCGCAATCCTGAGCCGACAAAAACGCCTGCTCGATCGCATTGCGCAACCGCGCCTGGGCTTTCATCTTCTGGTAATTGCGTTCATCGGCAATTCCATAGGCTTCGGTGATGTCCGCGAAATGCGATACGCGCCAGGGTTTGCGGATCCACTGAGCAACCGTGCTCAAGTTCCCGCGCAGGGCGTGTCCATAGTCCGTGACCGCTGCGTTGTCGAGTTCCCCTTCGAATCCGCCGGATTCGTCGAGCTCTGCGGTAGCCCAGTGCAGAATCTTCTGCGCCGGTTTCTTTTGCTCCTTCAGGAGTGCGAGGAAGGGTTGTTTCACTTCCCCTACGATGTGCAGAAAGTCTGACCATTCTGCTTTTTTATTGCTTTGAATCGACTCAGTAAGTACTCCAGCTGGCATGATTTTGCCCTTTCAATTAGAAGTTTTCTGCGATGGTCTCCGCCGTCCGCCCTTTCTTCTTGAGGGCGTTGGAGAGGTTCGCGGGGGCAGCCGGTGGGTTGAGTTCGGATGATGCAGATCGTTTTGCGCCGGGGGCAGGATCGGCCGTCTTCTTCTTAGGCTGCTTCTTCAGAGCGGCTTTCACCGCTTCCTCTTTGGCCAACGCCTTGATTCCAGCCTCAATCACCGCGGCCTGCCGCGTACTGGCGGCCTCACGGATCGATTCAGCCTTCGTCAGAAGTTTCTGGGTTTCCTTATTGCGGGTCGCTTTGGTGAGCTCGGCCAACACCTGTACTTGCGTAAAGACATTGCCCTCAGCATCCTCATACCCATCAGGGGATGAGGATATTTGCTCAAGCCAGTTTGTCCGGCGCTCCACCTTCGCGGCTTCCGTGAGCGTCTCGGCATCGGCGGCTTCAATAAACCGACTATCAATCCCGGACTCCATCACAGAGCGAACATTCGGATCGGCCTCCTTCTTCAGCTGCTCACTCGCAGTCTTTTCAGTGGCCAGCTCATCCTTGAGCTTTTCAATCCTCTTGTTCATCTTCCCAATCCGCCCTTTGAAGATTTTAAAGCCCTTATCCGTGAACTCACTTTTGTGCTCCTCGGACAGCTCTTCCTCTTCTTCGGCTTTAATGGGATTTCCATCTTCGTCTAGCTCGGGTTCCAGCTCGGCTTTAACGGGGTTGCCGTCTTCGTCCAGTTCGGGTTCCGGCTCAGGCTCAATGGGATTTCCATCTTCGTCCAGCTCAGAGGATACAGGCTCAGCCTGCGGGGTGGGGGAAGCAAACGCGTTGTCTGCATCAACCGGCTCTACAAGCTCGGCTGCTTCGGTTTCGGGATTTTCAGCACCTTTATCGCTGGGCTGGGGCTCCGCTACGGTTCCGTCTTTGGCCATGATGTAACTCCCATCAAGTAGGGTTCAGCCCCATTGCGGTCGGAGCAGTTCACCGGCGAGGCATCCCGCCCCACGGCTACCGATAAAACGCAAAAATCGTGAGGCGTAAACCCCACGATTTTCGTTTTTGAGTGTTTTTGAGTGTTTTTAACTATTTAAATTGAAGACTCCCCATTTCTTGGAGGCTTTAGGTGTTAGGCTTTAGGCGGGAAAAAGGTAGGGCGAGCCGTTTTTCCAATGGTTGGAAAACTTAATCCCAATCGCGCCGAACCGAATCGATCTGCTTAAAAATCCAATTCACAAACCGGGTCCGGCTCCACCCGTTCCGCCAGCGCTCCCCATCGACAACCACTGCAAAGCGATCCGCCCCGCCATACGCCTCATGCAAGATTTCCAAACGATGGCAGATCCCCGTCCTGGGATTGCGAGTCTCTATCTCGAAAACCAGCTCATCCTTCGGAGCACAGAAATCCAACGCCCGAGCCAGGCGGCCATCAGCCTGAACCTGATTACTAATCAAAGCCCGACGCCGACCATTCTCGCTCGCCGCCTGAATACCTTTTCGAGT